GAAGTCCCAGCAGATGAGCTGGAAATCGTCCTGCACAACCTGCGAGTCTCCGTCTCTCTTCGTGGAACCGACACCGCGTGAAGAGATGCCGAGAGTGACGCCGGACTCTACGAGGCTTTGGAGGATCTTGCCCATTGGAGTGTCGAGAATCTCTACGACACCGTAGCAGACGTCGCCCTCCATGTAGGCCTCGCGGATGATGTGGCTCACCTTCTTCAGCTCGACAACAGAAGAATCTGGATGATCGCACTCACCAAGAGCGCGGTTCTCACGGATGAACTTCTGGTAGTTCCTTACTTCACGCTCGAGAATGGAACGTGGGTACACTCTTCCGTTCTGATTAAGAGTCTCAGACTTCTGGAGGATGCCTTTCATTAGGAGCTTACCGCCATGCTTTTCGCGGCTCTCCTTGATCATCTCTGGCGTGTATGAGAATGCTGTCCACTCGGTGAGTAGCATCTTATCACTTGACATTTTCTTTGTCCTCCACTTCACTCACGAGCTTGATTAGGGTAAGGTATCTAGAGAGGTCACCCTCTTGGATTTTCTGCTCAGGAAGAGACTCAATCTCCTTCTTGACTGGATCGACCTTCTCCGTGATGATCTTGTCACCCTTTTCATTCCTGAGTTGGGCGAGTGCACTGATGGAGCGGGACTTAATCTTTGCGCATGCCTCACGGAGAGGTTGAGAGTCTCCCCTGGTCGATGCTTTCACATAGAGATTGATGAGTGTGATCTGCTCTGCGTTGAGAGTCGAAGCGTACTTCCTCTCTAGCTTTTCTTGCATGAGCTTGAGAGACAGTGAAGTGACCTCGCTCTTCTTGACGAGAGCCGGCGCAGTGTTCTTCTCTGTGAGGTGCTCGATGACCTTCGACTCGTACATTGCCCTGTGAGAGCTCACCGTGTTATCCTTGCCACGCCAGTCGTTGAGAAGTGTCTGTACGGTGGCAAGCTTCCTGTACTCTGGAATTCGCATGTCAAAGAATCCCGGAAAGTCGAGCTTCTTGTTGATGCTTCGAATTAGGGAGCTCTTCTCACGGTCAAGCCTCTCAAAGTCGTGTGTGACGGCGGCGTTCTTCGCCTCCTCAAGCACTCTAATTGCGAGACCCTCACTCGGAACAGTTGTCTGTACCAGCGCGTTGAACAGTCGGAACTCTTTGTAGAGCTCAGTTCCCGGCTTGAAGTGATCCTTCATTATCTGCATGGCGATCTCGGCTCTCTCCGTCTTTCCCTCGAGTATGCACTTCGAGGCGTAACGGATCAGCTGCTCATAGATCAGCCCGACATTTCTCTTCTTGTTGTGGTTACTCATCGTCGGACTCTCCAGCGTTGTCTTCATACGCTTCTTCACGAAGAACTTTGCGCTCTCCGCTTCTTTTAGTATCTATCTCGCGACCGAGCATGCTTAGCATAGAATTGACTTCTGGTGTCTTTCTCGGCGTAGGAGATTCGCCAAACATTGCCTTCGTCAAAGAAAAGTCCTCTCCGAGGCCCCGTCTCATGTTCATGGGACCGTAAGGCTCGTTCATTGTCGACTGGGGGCGCTTGTCCATCGTCATTACAAGGAAGTCGGGAATCTCAGCCTTGGCGTTAGAGGAGCGGGAAGGCTTCTTCTTGCGGCGCTGACCGAAGACTCCCTTTGACTCGAGAGATGGCTTGATGGGAAATTCTTCAATCTCACCAATGACTTGACCGTCCTTGTAGTCACCAGAAAAGAGGTCCTCAGATGCTCCAGCCTCTTCGCCGCCTCCTGCTTCTTCTCCACCACCAGCTTCACCGCCACCAACTTCTTCTCCACCCGTCTCTCCACCACCCTCAGGCTTGGCTGCCTCGACCTCAGTATCTTCGATCTTGTCAGCCTTCCGACCTTCTTTAATCTTCTCGATTTCCTCGTCAGTGAGACCGAGGATATTCTTCCTGATCCACTGGCGGTCAACAGCTCCCTCAGGAGCTGTTCCAGCAATCTCGAACTTAGTCTTAATGAGCTCGAGCTTCTGGAGCTGTGCTACCGAGGAAGGGTTGTTGAGGCTCAGGTGGAAATTGAGAAGCTCTTCGTCTGTGAATCCGTGAGAATAGAGGTGGATCATCGCAAGCTTGTTCAACTCTGAGATGATGACCTTCTGGATCCTTGCGATAGTCCTCGAGAAACGGATGTCTTCCTGCGCAAGAGTCGCCTTGGCGCCGATATCCTCATCATATCCGAGATACGCCTTGGGGATCTTGAGTGCTGCAAAGAGCTTCTTCTGGATGTACTGGACGTCCTCGACAGCTGCGGCGTTCTGGCCTCCTGCGAGAGTGTCGATCTTGGTCCCAGACTCTCCGCCTCTCACAGGGATGAAGTAGTCGTCATCAACAGCGAGCGGGTTGTATCTGAGGTCCAGACGACCGGTTGTCTGGTCGACGGCCTTGTTACGCTTCAGGCTCGTCTGTGCCTGCTGCATATAATTCTCGATCTCTTCCGGAGGAACGTTACCAACGTCGATGTAGAAGATGCGTCTCTCAGGAGCGCGGACGATCCTGTAGACAAGCATTGCATCCTCAATGAGAATGAGCTGGCGCCAGATTCGACGGGCAGATTCAAGGACAGATGCTCCGTAAGGAAGGAACGCATCGTTTCCGAGGAGTCTGAAGTGGCTGACCTGCCAGTTCTCGAGGACAGTGTTGCCGCGTGTGATCCAGCGGAATCGGACAGCCATCGGGTCCTTCGAGTCGTAGCCTTCCTCACGCTCTATCTCGGCAATCGGGATCGGGTAGGCATTCATGACGCCGTACTTTGGGTCAACGTCGTTGAAGAGGAAGAAGTCCCCGTACTTGCAGAGATTCCTCACCCACATCGGGAGGTTGAAATTGACGTTGAGAATGTCATCGAAGAGATTCGTGAGAAGCTCTTGGATGGCGCGATTCTCAGAGTAGACGTGCAGTACGCGACCAGTGTCGTCTTGTGAAGCAGTCTCCTCAGCGTAGATGTCGAGAGCGGAGGCAATCTCAGGTGTGGCCTCCATCTCGGAGAAGTCCGAGTACCTTGACATCCTGTCATAGGCGCCGTATGCAGAGACTGTGCTCGAGTAAACGTCAGAGACGTTACGTCGAAACATCTCATATGCAGAAGACGCTGTCGGCTCTGATTGATTCTTTACTTTTCTCCTTACGACTGGACCGCTCCTAAAGAGTTTGGTTAGTCTTGAGAAAAGATTCCCTTGCTGTTTTGCCACTAGTTTGCTCCGATGTTATAACTATCGGATCAAATCGCTACCTGTAAAGCCAGGCGATGCCAGGAGGCACTGGAGAAGACGGGTCGGCCCCAGCGTCTTCGTGAAGCTTGGCGTCATAGGGTCGAGGAGTGAAAGGATTTCCAGCGAACATCGGAGGTGGACGCTTAGTCGAAGGTTTATTCACGCCGAACCCAGCCAGCATTGAGCGATAGGCTTCAGATGTTACTTTCTTGCCCTCGGTAACTGCTGGCTCATAAAGCGTGCCGCCGATTGCAAGAGCCATCACGAGGTCGTCGTTGAAACCCTTTTGGGCTCTTGGAATGTCTCCGTACCAGACGAATGTCCGAAGCTCATCGAGAAGCCTTGAGGAGTAGACTTTGATAGATCCTGTCCGTAAGTACTCTTCGAGCTTCGTGAGAGCAGCTCCTCGACTCGGTCCTGATGTCGCAAATCCAAACTTTGAAGCCGGGATGTCAACAGCGAACTGATATCGTTTGTCATTGAGATGAAGATTCGGGTATGAGATGTCCCGAAGCTTTGTGATCGTTGAGAACCCGTAGGTGTTGTTCTCAGGACAGATGAGAGCCTTGTTGTATCGCAGTCCTACTTCGCTGAGCAGCACACCGAATTGATCAGGTGGGATCTTCCCCTTGAACTCGCAGACCTGCTCAGACTCCTGCGTGTCAATGACGTGGAATGTCGAGTAGTCATTCGAATCGCCTCTCGCAATGTCAGCAGAGATGACGTACTTGTGGTCAGGCAGTGCATACTTCCAGACCCATACTCCCTGCTCAGGACCCCACCTCTCGATGGGAGTCCTTGCATTCATCCGAAGCCTCTCGAGATCCTCGGTATTGAGGAATGTGTCGCCCGATGACGCAAAGTCACAGAGCAGCTCCTGGGCTATCTGCTTCCTTGACATCTGACGGGCTTCTTTATCGAACCACTTCTGGTCCCTCTCCGGATGCACGTCCCACATGAGCTTGATGGGGTTGAAGTCAGATATCTTATTCTCGGCATCGATCCAGAGCTTGTGGTACTGGTTACCCACACCGTTCGGAGTGCTGAGAATGATTGCGCCACCACCCGTTGACAGCGTGGGGTAGAGGCCTTTCCACAGCTCTTCGAAGTTTCGAATGAACGCAGCCTCATCAATGATCAGAAGCGACAGGGCTTCTGAACGACCAGCGTCCTCTGATGTGGGAACTGCCTTGATAATAGAGCCGTTCGAGAACTCTATGCAGGTCCTTGTCTCGGAAGTGATGGTGGGAATCAAGAGCCACGGTGGGAGGCTCGCCAGCATCGTCTTCACTTTCCTGACGAAGTTTGCCGCAGTCGCCATCTTTGTGGCGATGACGAGAATGTTCTTCTCCTTATAGAAGATCGCTCTCCACAGTGCAAACGCTGCCGTGACAGTCGACAGGCCGAGCTGTCTGCTCTTCAGGACAATATTGAAGCGGTGCTTTACAAACTCGTTGACGCAGGTGTCTTGGAACGGATAAGTCTTAAATCCAATGAGACCCTTCTCAGGGTGAGTGATCTTCGTCCACTTGTTGATGAAGTGGACGGGATCCTTTCCGCACCTGATGATCTCATCGACCTGCGCGTTCTTCGCAACGGGCATCACTTCACCGAGAGAAGCAGACGATACCTGTAGTAGGCTACGCGACGGGGATTGTGAGCTGTCGCTTGGATAATCTCAATTTCGTCAGACTCATTGAGGACCTTCGTCGTGAGGTCCTTCTTCGTGTAGCTCTTGTACTCCTTGGAGATCTGCTTTACGGCGTCCTTGAGCATTGCCTTTGCTCTATCGAGCTCTCTTCCAGCCTGCTGTCTGAATGATGCCTCAGAAGCGAAGTGAACGACGCATGTGTAGCACAGGTCGACTCTGTCTTCTCCCAGGATCTTCGACGTGATAGAAGTCGTTCCATCCTTTGAACCCTTGCAGGTCTCGAGTGCCTGTCCGAGTGCGTTGTAGTCCATTTGCTTACTCCGTAACGTTAAGTATCTCACCTTGGGATGAAGTTTCTCGAATCTCTCGCAGAGATGACTTCATCGCTTTCTGGACGCCAGCCCTCGAGCCACCTCTCTCTGTTGGGCTCATAGAATTGCTGTTCGCAGTCTCTACAACAGTTAGACCTTTCCATCGCCTCAATATCAGCGAGGCCGCCGATAGCAGAATCGCAGAGCCCGCAGAAAGCAGAGACTTTCGGCGGACCACTGCTAATGATTCGGTAGGGAATCTGATGCGCTAACGTGCGCATCTGCTCCTCTCGTCGTAACCTCAATGAATCCATCTACTGCGTCCTTCACTGCATCAACGTGTGAGATGAC